CAAATTAGAGATCAAGTTGTATTCAGTATAGCACAAAGAACATTCAATCAAGAAATTGCTAATATAACAAATCAAATAAGACCCAATGAAGGTGATTTGATTTATTTTCCACTCAATAAAAAGTGTTTTCAAATCAAATTTGTAAATAAGTTTGAAATGTTTTATCAATTTGGTGCATTACAAACATATGAATTGACATGTGAGTTGTTTGAATATAGCAATGAACAATTTAGTACCGGTGTGCCTGAAATTGATATTTTACAAACAAAATATTCATTGAATATTATTGATTATGCTATTATGGATGAGGCGGGCGTGAATATAACTGATGAAGATGGTAATTATTTGGTAGTCGAAGGATATAAACCAGATGAAATTGATCTTGCATCTGAAAATGATTTGATTCAGAATGGAACAGATAACTTCCCATTAGGTTCAAATGATTTTATTTCATTCACAGACATCGACCCATTCTCAGAAGGGAATATCTGACATAAACACTGGTATACATTTTTTTCCTAAATGATGTCTTCCTATAGAAGATTTGCCCATTACAGTTCGACAACGCACACAACAAACTTTTAGCTTATTGTTTTCAGATTTATTTTTTCTCCACTCGAGTGTACATCTTTCTTTAGCTTTTTTACTCAAATGTTCGCTAAGCGCCGGATTAGACATAGCCTTTTTTGTCCCCAACGAAATGTTCTTTATGTGTTCTGGTGTTCTTGCAATACCATAACAATGATTATTTGAGCCGATATATTTTTCTCTGTTTTCTTTTTTGGTTTTTGAACCATTGATTCCAGCTTTTTTTCTAGACTCAGATGACATTTCATTATTATTTTTTATTGACCATTTAGAAAGTGCAATACGTCTTTCTCCATCAAAGCTTTTTTTATAATTTTTTATTGATGCCTCTGAATGTTTGTAACCACCTTTATTATGAAAATGACCACTCATATCACGTTGGTTAAGAAATTTTTCATCGCTAACCATTTGCATTCTATAAATTACGCGGGCTTCCCATAATTGAGCCTGAATAGCTGTTTCAAATGTTTTTCTTATTTCGATAATATCAGGTTCACCGTATTTTTTTCTAAAATTCTTTACAATTTTAGATGATGTAAAATAAGTTGTCCACAATTGATTAGGATTTGCTATTTTATTACCGCGTGCATAACTACACCCATAATACCATCGGTTCAGTTTAGTCCATCCAATCAGATAAACGTAAGGAGTATAAATAAGCATGCTGGATTTTCCTTTATGATTCTAGAGTAGGTGGGATTGCACTCCGCGACCTGCAATTATTTATATAAAGGCTATGAATAATGTTTTCTTCTACACCATTTTACTTTTCATTGATTCGCAAATATATCATACTTTTTGGAACTTTGTTCAATAATATTCATATTTCCAGAACCGATAAAGATGGCAATGTTACTATGATTGAACGTGTGCCAATTACTTATGGTCCCAAGGATAAGATGCTTGCCCGTGTAATTCAAGATCCGAATATTGATCGTCAAACGGCAGTTTATCCATTGCCTATGATGGCTTTCGAAATGACTAGTTTTGATTATGATGGTTCAAGAAAACTACCAACAATCAATCGAATCGCCGTAATAAATCCAGATAACAAAGCTCAAAATAAATATCAATACAATCCAGTACCTTATAATATTGGATTTCGTCTTAGTATTCTAGTAAAGAATGCCGAGGATGGTAATAAAATTATAGAACAAATTCTACCATATTTTACACCAGATTGGACTACAACAGCTCATCTTATACCTGAGATGGATGTTACAATGGATATTCCTGTTGTTCTCAATAATGTAAGTATCGATGATGTTTATGATGGTCAGTTTGAAACTCGTAGATCTTTTGTTTGGAATCTAGATTTTACGCTCAAAGGATATATTTACGGACCAGTCAAAACTAGTAATATTATCAAATTTACAAATACTGAATTTTTTGTGGCTACTAGTAATAATATTCAAGCCGCTAATATTGCAGTTGCATATGTACAAGTTCAACCTGGACTTACAGCAAATGGTATAGCAACATCAAATGCTAGTTTGTCAATACCTGTTGCAAATATTGTAGCCACTGATACTTTTGGCTATGTGACCACTATAACTGAGAAAAAATAAATGACTGATGATAATGATGATGGTGAAAGTCCAATTGATAAGGCACTAAACCTAGGCCCAATCAATCAAACTTATAGTAAAACTATATCTAATATCATTGGAGGAGCACGTGATGACTCTGCCGATGAGGATTTTACATTTGCTCGAGCAAACATTCGTGAAGTTATTGAAAATGGTACAGATGCCATATCAAAACTTGCTATAATTGCCGAACAATCACAAAACCCTAGGGCATACGAAGTGTTGGCTAAATTGATGGACACTGTTGCTAATGCTTCAAAAGAATTGCTTGATCTTCAAGAAAAGATTCAAATAATTGATAAAGCAAATATACCTCGTGATGAAGAGTCAAGGAATCAAGTTACAAACAATTTGTTTGTTGGATCAACTCATGAGCTTCAAAAGATGATAGAGAATATGAGGAATAGAACTGTTAAATAAGTTCTTTATATTGTCAAGACTGATTATATCATAACACAATAAAGATGTCAACAAAAAAATGAATACTAATATAGAAATAATTCCAAATTTCAAAGCTTATATGGGCAATCCTAATTTAAAACGTGCAGGGATTGATGTAAACTGGACACCAGAAATGGTGGCAGAAATGGTCAAGTGTTCTCAGGATGTTGTATATTTTGTTAGCACTTATATGAAAATTGTTAACGTAGATAAAGGCTTAATTCCTTTTACACCGTACGATTATCAAATTGATATGCTTAAAGCTATGGCTGAAAATCGTTATAATATTATAGCTACTTCACGACAGGCTGGTAAATCTACTACAACTTGTGCTTTTATTTTATGGTATATTCTTTTTAATAACGATAAAAACGTAGCTTTACTTGCCAACAAAGCTGATACAGCTCGTGAAATTCTAGGTAAAATTCAATTAGCATATCAACATCTTCCAAAATGGATGCAGCATGGTATTATGGAATGGAACAAAGGTTCATTTGTTCTTGAAAATAATAGTAGAGTTCTTGCTACTGCTACATCAGCCGATAATATCCGTGGTTTCAGTATTAATCTTTTGTTTATCGATGAGGCCGCATTCATCGATAACTGGGATGAATTTTTTACTTCAGTTTATCCTACAATTTCATCCGGTAAAACATCTCAGGTTATTCTTGTTTCAACACCGAATGGTTTAAATCACTTTTATGCTATTTGGCAAAACGCATTAGAAAATAAAAATAATTATAAACCTATTATGGTTAAATGGGACAGAGTTCCAGGTCGTGACGAAAAATGGAGAAAAGACACATTAGCAGGTATTAACTTTGATACAGAAAAATTTGCACAAGAATTTGAAGTAGAATTCCAAGGATCATCAGGTACTCTTATTGCTGGTTGGAAGCTAAAAGAACTTGTTTATAAAACTCCTATTCATGCTAAAGAAGGTTTAAAACTATACGATTCTCCTGAAAAGAATAAACAATATGTATGTGTGGCTGACGTTTCTCGCGGTAAGGGTTTAGATTATTCTGCGTTTAGTATATTTGATATAAGTGCAATGCCTTATAAGCAAGTATGTGTTTTTAAAAGTAATATGATGACCCCAATTGACTATGCCGATGTCATGCATAGGGTTTGTAAATCATATAATAATGCTTATATTCTTATTGAAATCAATGATATTGGTGGTCAAGTAGCAGATTCATTACATTTTGATTTTGAATATGAAAATGTTTTATGTACAACTGCTGGTGGTGGCAGAGCAGGTAAACAAGTTACAACAGGATTTAATGGTGGTAACACAGACAAAGGTATTCGCACAACAAAGATTGTAAAACAAACTGGGTGTTCTATATTGAAACTCTTGATTGAAGGTAATCAACTGATTATCAATGATCTGAATACAATTAATGAACTATCAACGTTTTCAAAAAAAGGAAATACATACGAGGCAGAAGCAGGTAAGCACGATGACTTAGTTATGGGTCTTGTTCTATTTGCTTGGTTATCAGATCAGTTATATTTTAAAGAACTAACATCAATAAATACATTAGCAAATTTGCGTGAAAAGAATGAAGAAGAAGTTATGCAGGATCTTGCACCATTTGGTTTTATTCAAGATGGAACTGAAGAAAGAATCATTATTGAGGTTTCAGGTGATCGTTGGATGGTTATAGATACGTACGATGAGCCAGAGAACAATATTTTATAAATAAACATAAGTTTTGAAATAAAATTTTATAAAAAGGAGAGATAACTATGGCATTTCAAGTAAGTCCAGGTGTAAATGTTACCGAAATTGATCTTACAACGATTGTTCCCGGTATTTCCACCACAACCGGCGCTATTGCCGGTCTTTTCCAGTGGGGTCCTTGCAGCTCAAGAATCATGATCGATTCTGAAAAAGCTCTTGTATCACGCTTTGGTTATCCAACAAATCTAAATCCTGAAACATGGTTTACAGCAGCAAGCTTCTTGTCATACGCAAATGCTTTGTATATAACACGCGCTATTCCATCTGATGTTTTCTCAGCTTTTGGTAATACTGGTCCAGCTACAGCAAACTCTGTAAACACTTTCTATAACGAAACGGATCAGTTGAACAAAGACGGTACAGTAGATACTGACATGATGTACATGGCCAGATATCCAGGTTCTTTTGGTAACTCTCTTCGTGTTTCTGTTTGTGACACCGCAAACGGCTTTAGTTCATCGTCTAATCTTGTTTCTACTTTGACTACCGGAACAATTTCTATAAACGTCGGTAGCAACTCTGCTACAGTGTTTATCTCTAATACAGCATCCGGTACTCTTGTAAACGCTAACAGCGCAGCTTCATCAGCTCTTGGTACTCTAGCTATCAACGATCTTGTTAAGCTTGGTAATACTACTACTGGTGTTCAGTATCTTCAAGTTTCAAGCTTGAGCGGTTCGTTGACTGCTAACGGCACTGGATATGCTTTCAGCATCGGTTTCAACCAGCCTTTGACTATCAAGCAAAATATTTCTCAGACTACTATCGATCGTTACTGGGAATTCTATTCTCTTGTAACTGCAGCTCCGGGTACTTCGCCTTATCAAGCTGCTTTCGGTAATACATCAGCTGTCGACGAAGTACACGTTATGGTTGTTGACCAGGGCGGTAAGTTCACCGGTGTACCGGGTACAGTTCTAGAAAGATATCGTGGTCTATCAAGAGCTATTGATTCTCAGACTCTTGACGGTTCAACAAACTTCTACAAGTATGTAGTCAACAAGCAATCACAGTTTGTTTGGCTAGTTAACGATCGTAGCTCTGCTCCTTCAGCGAACGCAAGTCTTCTTGCTTCTGGCTCAAACACAGCTATCATGAATCTTCAGTTTGTTGGCGGTACAGACGGTACAACTACAGAAGCAAACGTATCTGTTTCTGTGATCACTACAGCTTACGATCAGTATCTATCCGCTGAAGACGTAGATGTTTCTCTACTGTTGACTGGTAAAGCTATCGGCGGAACATACGGCGAACAGCTTCCAAACTATCTGGTAGATAACATTGCTCTTAACAGAAAAGATTGTGTTGTATTTGAATCTCCTGGAAAGTCTACAGTAGTTAACAACTTGGGTTATGAAGCTTCTTCAATCGTAGCTTTCAGAAATAACTCGCGCGATACTTCTTATTCTATCCTTGATTCTGGTTACAAACAGATGTACGATCGCTACAACGACATCGATCGTTGGATTCCGTTGAACGGCGATATTGCCGGTCTATGTGCTCGTACAGATAACACACAAGATCCTTGGTGGTCACCAGCCGGTTTCAACCGTGGTCAGATCAAGAACATCAAGCAGCTGGCTTACAATCCGCGCCATACTGATAGAGACACTCTTTATAAAGCGGGTGTGAACCCAGTAGTAGCGTTCCCTGGACAGGGTATCATCCTTTACGGTGATAAGACTATGCAGTCTAAGCCCTCAGCTTTTGATAGAATCAACGTACGTAGATTGTTCATCGTTCTTGAAAAAGCTATCTCTACTGCTGCTAAGTTTACACTGTTCGAGTTCAACGATGCGTTCACCCGTTCACAGTTTAAGAACTTGATTACTCCTTATCTGAGAGAAGTTAAGGGTCGTCGTGGTATTACAGACTTCCTAGTAGTATGCGATGAGACCAATAACCCAGCACAGGTGATCGACTCTAATCAGTTTGTTGGTGACATATACATTAAGCCAGCTCGTTCTATCAACTACATCCAACTTAACTTCGTTGCAGTTGGTACGGGTGTTCAATTCGCCGAAGTAGTTGGCCAGTTTTAATAAATAGATTGAGCACAGAGGAGTCCTAAAATGGCATTTAATGTAAATGAGTTTATCACAAACGGTCTAAAATACGGTGGCGCAAGACCTTCGCTTTTCGAAGTGTTCTTGTTCCCACCGACTGCAGTAGGCTTAACACAGAACAGTGTACAAAAGTTCACTTTCATGTGTCAAGCAGCAGCTCTACCACCGGCATCGATGTCATCTATCGATGTTCCTTACTTCGGTCGTAAGATCAAAGTTGCCGGTGAGCGTACGTTTGAGAACTGGCAGCTAACTATCATGAACGATGAAGACTTCAAAGTTCGTTCATTGTTCGAAAGATGGTCAAACGCTCTCAACGCTCTTGAATCAAACGTCCGTGGTCAGGGTCTAGATCAAGAAAACTACAAAGCTGACTTGGATGTTATCCAGTACGGTAAAGATGGTAAAAGAATTCGTTCTTATACTATTATTGGAGCATTCCCGACCGATATCTCTGCTATTGAGTTAAACTGGAACACCACTGGTTCAGTCGAAACTTTCACATCGACCCTTGCCTATGATTACTGGATCCCACAAGATGAGACTCAGGTTTACGGCGGCGACAATTCTTATCTTGGTCAGATCTGATTTTTTGATATCTACACTATGAGCCTCTATAGTTATTTTGTGAGAGAGGCTAGCAATAGCCTCTTTCATTTTTAGGAGACCTTGATGGAATTATTTGGCTGGGAATTTAAACGTAAGATAGAACAAGATCCTATTCTGTCTTTTGCTCCAAAAGAGACAGATGACGGTGCACTTGTTATTGCCGCTGGTGGATCATTTGGTACTTACGTAGACTTAGATGGTACTGTAAGAACTGAAGCTGAACTTGTAACGAAGTATCGTGAGATGGCTCTTCAGCCAGAATGCGATTCTGCTATTGACGAGATAGTCAACGAAACTATGGCTATCGATGAACAAGATATAGTTAAGATAAATCTAGATCAGCTTGAGATAAAAGATAATATCAAGAAAGCTATCAGAGACGAGTTTAAAAACGTTCTTAACATCTTAGATTTTAACAGACACGCTTATGAAATATATCGTAGATGGTATATTGACGGTCGTCTTTACTATCATGTATTGATAGACGATACTGATACTAAAGCTGGCATCAAAGAAGTAAGATACATTGATCCGCGCAAGATCAGAAAAGTAAGAGAAGTAGTAAAGAAAAAAGCTAGGGGTGATGCTACTGGTGGTTCGAACGAATCGGTCATCACTAAAACACAAAACGAATACT